CGGCAGCCTTGAGGCGCTGCGCCGCACGGCGGGGCAGAAGCTCGACTTTCAGGCGGTGCGCGCTCGGCGCTTCCAGTGGTACTACGACGCGGAGATGGAGATCATCGCGCTCCTCGACACCCAAGAGCGGCAAGCGTTCCGCAAGCTGCTGCGCGAGTCGGCCGCCAACTGGTGCGAGCTGGTCGTGAACGCCGTCGCCGAGCGGCTGCAGGTGACCGGCTTCCGGTTCGGCGACCCGAGCGCGTCGGACCTGGCGTGGCAGATGTGGCAAGCCTCGTGCATGGATGCCGACTCGCGGCTGGCGCAAGTGGACGCGCTGGTGACCGGGCAGAGCTTCGTGCTGGTGCAGCCCGACGAGGACGGCGACAACCCCACGGGCGTCGACATCACGGCGGAGAGCCCGTTCGAGGCGACGGTTCTGTACGCTCCGGGCGACCGGCGCAGGCGCATAGCGGGCTACAAGCGGTTCGGCGCGGACCCTCAGACCTATTGGTGGCCCTCGTGGATCGGCGAGCCCAGCTACGGGCTCACGGAGGTACTGATCACGCCCGACGTGATCGCCACGTGGCTGCCGGGCGCGGGCTCGGCGGGGCCGATGATCGAGTCCAACCCCTCCGGGCTCGTGGGCATGGTCGAGCTGGTGCCGCAGCCCCGGACGTGGGGGCCGCCGCGCTCGGAACTCACCTCGGCGGTCGCCATACAGGACCGGATCAACACCCTGATCTTCAACCGGCTCGTCGCGGCCGATTACGGGGCGTTCAGGCAGATCTGGGCGACGGGGGTCAAGATCGCGCGGCAGGTGATCACCAGCACCGGCGCGGACGGCAGCACCAGCGAGAGCACCGCGTTCGTCTCGCCCTACGACGTGGGCGCGAACCGGCTGCTCGCCAACGAGAACCCGGCCGCCAAGTTCGGCAGCTTCCCCGAGTCCACCCTGGCGGGGTACCTCGCGGCGGTCGATCAGGACATACGGCAGCTCGCCGCGATCACGCAGACCCCGCCGCACTACCTCGTCGGCAGCATGGCCAACCTGGCGGCCGACGCGATCAAGGCCGCTGAGGCGGGGCTCGTGGCGAAGGTGGAGCAGCGCGCGTCGTTCATCGGCGAGGGGTGGGAGCAAGTGCTGCGCACCGCGTTCGCGGTCCTCGGGCACCCCGCCGCCGACGACTACGAGGCCGAGGTGCTGTGGCGCGACTTCGAGGTGCGATCCGAGGGGCAGCTCGTGGACGCGCTCATGAAGATGCGGACGCTCGGCGTCCCTATCGAGGTGCTGTGGCGCAAGTGGGGCGCGAGCCCGCAAGAGATCGACCAGTGGCGGCAACTGCGCCTCGCCGAGCTGGCCGGGCCGCAGATCGCCCCCGGACCCGCGCCGGGCGTGACCCGCGTAACCGGCCTGACCCCCGCCGAGCCAGCAGCGCCGCCCGCCGAGGGCACGCCGCAGGAGGTGAGCTAGCCCGTGACCACCCCGCAGCCCCCCGCGCCGCCGCCGAGCGGCGCACCGCCAGCGCCGCCGAGCCCGCCAGCTCCGCCGGCACCGCCAGCGCCGAGCGGCGCAGCTCCTCCTCCGCCCGCACCGCCCGCCGGCGGCGAGGGCCAGGGGCAGGAGCCCCCCGGGCCGGGGCTCGAGTCCGCATACCAGCGCGAGCGCGAGCGCCGGCGCGAGCTTGAGGCCGAGCTGGCAACGCTGCGGCAGCAGGGCATGAGCGAGACCGAGCGCGCGGTGGCCGCAGCTCGCGCCGAGGGCCGCGCCGAGGCCGAGGCCGCCGGCGCGCGGCTGCTCGCTGCCGCCGAGTTCCGGCACCTCGCCACCGGGCGCATCGCCGAGCCCGACAAGGCGCTGGAAATGCTCGACATGGACAAGCTCGTCAAGGACGGAGCACCCAACACCCGCGCGATCCGCGCGCTCGTGGACCAGCTCGCGGCGGTGCCCCCGCCGCCGCCCCCGGCCGGGCATGTGCCGGCGGGGCCACGGCAGACCGGCGCGGCGGGCGAGGTGAACGGCGGCGGTGACTGGCTGCGCGCTGCAGCGCAGCACGCGCGGGGCGGCAGGTAGTAGCCACCCGCCGCAGCTCGGGGCATACTGAGCGGTGATGTCGGGCGGTGCAACGCCCCCGGCAGCCGGTAGCCGAACCCGGCCGCGCGCGATGGTGCAACGCCAAGGCCCGGCGCGCGCTCGTGCAACGCGGCGCGGTGCCAGGTAGCGGGAAAGCGGCGTGAGATCACTCCACGCCACGAAAGGCCCGCGCGCCATGACCAGCCCGCAACCGTATGCTCCGCCGCTGGACTTCAGCGGCGTGATCCCGCCCGAGTTCTCGACGCAGATTATCGAGGAGGCCGTGCGCGCCTCCTCGGCGCTGCAGCTCGGGAACCTCATGCCGATGGGCACCACCATTACCGAGCTGCCCATCCCCAAGACGCTGCCCACCGCCGCCTTCGTGTCCGTGGGCGGGCGCAAGCCGTGGACGGACATCGCGCTGCAGAACGCGACCCTCCACGCCGAGGAGGTCGCGGCGATCACCGCGATCCCGGACAGCTACCTCGAAGACGCGACGATCAACCTCTGGGAGTTCGTGCGGCCGAGGATCGCCGAGGCGATCGGGGTCGCGCTCGACGCCGCCGTGTTCTGGGGCGTGGGTGCTCCCGCGAGCTACCCCGTGGGCGGTATCAACGCCATGGCCGCCGCCGTCGCGGCGGGCACCGACGCGGTCGACACGATCAACCACGCGATGGGCGCGGTGGAAGCCGGCGGGCTCGACGTGTCCGGCCAGGCCGCCGACATCACCGTGCGCTCGGCGCTGCGCGGGGTCCGCGCCAGCGGGTCGGGCGAGCTGCTGCTGGGCACCGTGCAGGCGGGCGACGTGACAGTGCCCACGCTGTACGGCATCCCGGTCAGCTACAACACCATGACGCAGCACGGCGGGACCAACGCCGACTACTTCGCCGGCGCGTTCTCCAACCTGTTCATCGGGGTGCGGCAGGACATCCGTTACATGATCGACCCCTCCGCCGTGGTGGCCGACAGCACCGGGAAAGTCCTGATCAGCGGCTTCCAAGACAACCAAACTCCGTTGAAGGTGTGGGCTAGGTTCGGGTGCGCGATCGTGCAGCCCGTGACCGTGCGCAGCCCGAACGGGGCCAACCCCTTCGCCAAGGCCGCGCTCGTGGCGCACGTCACGCCGACCGAGACCGGCGAGGAAGGCCGCAAGGCCAGCAAGTGACGACACCGCCGTCGCCGCCGTGGGTGGCGTGGGCTCCGCCGCTGGACCCGCCCACCTCTGGCGGGCTGCCCGTCGATGTGGCGCAGCAGCTCGCTTACGCATGGTGGGACCAGAGCCCGCACATGTGCGCGGCGCTGCAGTGGGAGGCGTACGCGGCGAGCCTCGCGCCGACCCCGGCGGTGTCGGCTGTCTCAACCGGCGCTCAGTCGGTGGCGTACAGCCCCGCAGCGCCGACCGGCCAGTACGGGCTCGCTGTGCAGCGCGCCGACTGGCATCGCGGCTTCATCGGCGACGAGCTGGTGAGCGTGCCGCTGTGCTCCACCGCGCGGCACCCCTCGGCGTTCGACTACCCGTGGGCGCAGTGGTGGCCCGTGGACGTGGGCGGCGCACCGCCGCCCGAGGTGCCCGTGGCGGTGCCGCCCGCCGCGTCGTTCACCTACGCGCCGGCGCTGCCCGTGCCCGCGACGGTGCTCACCCTCGACGGCTCGGGCTCCGCTGCGGGCGACAACCCCATCGCGACCTACGACTGGCAGTTCGACGCCTACGGTGTGCAGCTCGACGCGGGGCCGGTCGTCACCTGGCCCACGCCCGGCGCGCACCTCGGGCTCGCGCTCACCCTCACCGTCACCGACACCGAGGGGCTCATCAGCCAGCTAGTGCAGGTGCTCCACACATGAGCGTGCTACTGCCGACCGACGACGTGGAGCTGTACGCCCCGAGCGGCGCGGACGCGCACGGCTGGGCGGGCACCGACTCCGCCCCGTTCTGGTCGGGCGCTGGCGCGCTGCAGCTCGGCCCCGGCCCGAGCGACCCCCGCTCCGCCGAGGGCGGCGGGCACGGCCCCCATGACCCGAACTGGGAGAGAACCGGCGTGCTGTACCTGCCCGACGAGGCGGGGCTGGCGCAGCTCGCGGACGGGTGCGCAGCCGCTATCCGCGGAAACGTCTGGGTACTGGCGCAGACCCGTTTCGTGCCCGACCCCCTCGGCGGCTCTGCCGCGTGCTGGGTCGCGAGCTGCACCCAAACCGACCTATGGGGCACGTGATGGCGGGGGCAACCTTCCGCGTCACCGACCCGGCCGCGCCGCGCAAGGCGGCCGACGAGGGGATCGGGCAGATCGCGCAGGAGCTCGTCAGTCAGATCCGCGCCGACACGCCCGTCCGAACCGGCCGCCTCGCCGCGAGCTGGGAGGTGGAGCACGAGGGCGCATCGCGCTACCACGCCCGCACCTCCGTTCCCTACGCGCGGTATGTGGAGTACGGCACCCGCGACGACCCGGCGCAAGCGCCGGCCGGGCGCGCGCTCGCCGAGTTCCGGCTGAGGCACGGATGAGCACCCCGCAGCCGGTGATCGCGCAGCCCGACCTTGAGGCGTGGGTCTGGGCCAACCTGCAGCAGCTCAGCGGCGTTACCTCGTTCGCGTACGCCGCGACGGGCATGTGGCCCGATTGGGTGTTCGGGTACGGCGTGCAGGTGGACGCCCGCGCGGCGCGCAAGGACGCGGCGCGCGCGCTCGCCGAGACCGTGCGGCAGCTCCTCGCGGGGCTCCCCGCTGTCGCATGGGCGGAGGGCGTGATCTGTTACGCGCAGATCACCGAGGGGCCGTTCTGGCTGCCCGATCCCGATGGGGCGCCCCGCTATGTGCAGCGGTGGGAGATCCGAGTGCACCCGCCGCGCACCGACTGGCAGCCCGCCGCCACCTCGCCCGCTGGGGCGGGTGCTGGTCGGCGGCTGCGTCATCCCCACCGCCACGAGGCGGCATCTCGAAGGAAGGCAGCACCATGACCACACCGCTCCTCGATCCGACTGAGGTTCAGGTCGGCACCGCCAACGGCCCCGGCATCTACATCGCCCCGGAGGGCACCGCAGCGCCCGCCGACACGCTGGCCGCGTGGGCGACCCCGTGGGCGTCCCTCGGTTACCTCGACTCGGCTGGCCCCGTGGTGGGGCAGAAGACCACGAGCAACAGCTTGACCCCGTGGCAGTCGGTCGCGCCGATCCGCTCGGTGATCACGGGCCGCGAGCTGACGATGCAGTTCATCCTCTGGCAGCTCAACGCTCAGACGCTCGCGCTGTACTTCGACACCGACGTTCCCACGCCCACGGGCGGGGCGCTCACGATGCAGGTGCGCACCGACGACCAGCCGCACGTGTACGCCATCGGCATCGACAGCCAGGACGGCGACCAGGTGTTCCGCATCGCGTTCACCCGCGCCACCCTCACCACGACCAACGACATGAAGATCACGCGCGGCGAGGCCGTGCCGCTCGACGTGACGCTGACCGCGATGGACGACAGCGGCGTGCTCGGCACGATCCTGCTCGGGCCGTCCGCCGGCGGGCTCCTCGTCGCCGCCGCGCCGGCCACTCCGCAGCGGGTCAAGGGCGATGGCTCGTGAGCGCCGTCCAGGACGGCGCGGCCGTCTTCGACCTCGAAGCCGCCGCCGCCGCAGCGGAGGGCGAAACCGCCCCTTTCCCGTTCACCTTCAAGGGCGAGAGTTACGAGCTGCCCGCTCAGACCAAATGGCCGGTCTCCGCGCTCAC